CACTTACATCCGGTCCCAAAGAATACTTCTTGTCCTCTGCGCTACCTTCCTTGGGATGGCCTTGCGGCTGAATGTCCATGGTTTATAACTCCCCGTTCTGGCTTAACCGCTGAATCTGTTGCTCGATTTCCACGGCCACTCGGGGGCGAGACTTCCTCGACTCTTGAGCGGCATAGGCTTTCAGGAGATCAACGTCTTTCAGTTCCTTGACGTAATTACAGGCGTTGTTTTCATCCATGTCAGTGATGAGGGGAGGTTCGTTGCCAGTTGGATGATCGGGGTCCCCCTTGTCCTTATTGACAGCCGCAACGACATCCGGGCCTTTTGATAGCATGTCGTAGATGCTCCCCGGATTGGCCTTGGCTTTCTTTTTCAAGAGCGCGATAACTTCGTCAGGAATATCCCCGACGAGTTCCATGCAAATCGGATTGAAGTGTTCCAGAAACAGAACCCCAACCTTCGTTTTGTACATGAAATCGACAAGGGCTTGTCCTTCAAGTTTTCGTGCCGGTAAGTAAACCTTGAGCATGGTCTTGTTTTGCATTAACCGGGGAGGGGCTGGCTCATAAACGTTTCGGGCTCCGTGATTCGTATATCCGCCGGTTTCAAAAAGACGCCGACGATATTCCAGCTTGGTAATGTGATCGAAGTTCCTGCCGCCGTTGATATCCGGGCGTCCTTTGTATTCAACGCACCTGTCGTTATCGTCCAGAATGTTTCCGGGTATCCATTCCTCGAAGCCGCCGTACTTGGGGCCGTCGAATTTGCTTTGAGTCATGTTGAAATTGTTGAAAGACGAGACATCGCCTTTGTGTGGCCCTGGCGAATCCTTGTAGCGAATCAGAATCGGCTTCGGATCATTTCCCATCTGTTCCTCCAATGAAAATAAGTGAGAGGGGCCTTTCGACCCCTCCCCATTTTACACGCTGGATTAAGGCGTGTAATTTGCGGCAACCATCGTGGCATGAGGCACTTCTGTAATCCGCCTCAGATCCGCGATCAGGATGGAGATGGAAGGCGTTCCATTCCCAGCCAAGGTCAGCAAGACCGACAGGTATTGCAACGTGACCAAATTCCAGTCGATAGCTAAAAACAACTGGAATTGAGTCACCAAACGCGGATCGGTAATCGCCATCACGCCCGTATCCGCAACAGGCAGAGCGCCTGTCTGACCGGCGTTGTCGGACGATTCGATGACCTGAAACCGATAGCTGTTCGTACCAGCCAGCGTAATCGCTGACCAGCTCACGAACAATCCAACGGGGTTCAGCGCATCTTCGGGGTGTGTCGTCGCAGAAGGACGATACACCGAGTACGCCAACGACGTGGTTGACGTGATTGGCGTCACCGCTGTCGAAGTCGTAGGAGTCGCAAAGCAATTTTGAAGATTAGCTTCCATGGTTCATTCCTCCTTAAGCGCCAACAACGGCTTCGGTGTCGGTGATGACGTCGCAGACGCCACCCGGAACTCCACCGTAGCCTTGTTCGCCCATGTAAATGTTATCGGGGTTGTTCAAGTTGTCCGCCCTCATGCCAGAACCAGCAATGAGAGTGTTCAACAGATTGTGACCCTTATACCGTTTGAACGAACGGTTGTAGAAGAGCCAGTACATGGGCTTGGGGAGAGTGATGCCGGGTTCATAGGGAACATTGTTGCTGTTCGGAATGCGACCAAGCATTTCTTCCAAGGTGTACTTTACATCGGTCTGCGGGTTTGTGGTACTCAAATCCACGGTGTCGAAATTGCAACCCCGTAGAACGAAGCGCCAATCGGGGAGAGCTAATCCGCCTTTGTAGGAGAAATAGTCCCGATAAACCCTCATGCGACCGCTGGTTCCGCCCGTCGCATCAGGAGCGTTCGACAGGTCAACGATATCGGCGTCGATATGGTTAAACCCGGCGTAGGTTCCCTGGCTCCGGTCGTTGGGGTTGAAGATACCCGTACACGAATCGGGGCTGAATCCAACCAAATAACAGGAGGTTTGGGCGACTGAGGTGGTTCCACCCGCGCTAATGACGTTGATGGCAGTAGGCGAGTTAGCGGTGGAGGTGTGATTGTACCTGACGGCCAATCCGTTGAATTCCAATGGATTAACAGCCAAGGACGAATAGAAGAACATCTGAGCCACTTTATGACCCATGGCCCGGATGCGTCCCAAAACCTGACGAAGCCGATAAGCCTCGGGGTTGGGGAACTTGTCCAACACGTCGCAGGGCACTTCGAACACGTCCGGCACTTTGCAGAGCGTATCGAAATTCTGTTGCGAGGTATTGAAATTGGGGAGTTGACCCATTCCATCTGGTGCGGCAACGGGCAGAGGCATGTAATTTTCAGCCTCCGACAGATAGCCCCCCAAGACGTTACAGGCGATATAAGGCTCAACATAGAGATTCATGTTGTCCTGGTTCAAGGCGGCGATGAACGGAACGATCACCTTGCCACTCGGATCGTAGGACTTCGCGATTTCGAGTTGCGTGGGATAGTTCATCAGACCGCTTAAGGTCGCTGGATTTCCCATTTACTTATCCTTTCGGATAAAGCCTTTAATAACCGGCGTCCTTGGGTTTGTCGGAACTTCTCATTTTCGGATACATGTTCTTGGCCGTATCATCGAATGATTTTGGTGCTTCTGGCGCTTTAGGAATCTGATCGCCTAGAACCACTGGACTTGGGGCTTTCGCCCTCATTCTTCGAACAACGGCTTTGAAAAATTCCGGCTGTGCGTCCAGCTTTCCCATTGAGAGTCCTTTGGCGAAATCTGCACCAAATTCCTCAACAACACCTCGTCTGAAAAGCTTGACACTCGCATCGAAGTTTTTGCCACCCACCTCGGGGTCGATTTTTAACTGCTCAATCCATTCTTTGTTTTTTACGCTGGCCCCTGACGTGATACCGTTCAGAAGCTCATGCGCTGTGTCGAATCGGGCTTGGGCCTCCGCAACTGACGGGGCTTTGGTCACGATCTTTGTCAGGAATTCCTCGGGGTATTTGAAGCCCTCTGGAACTTTCAGGTCTTGGATTGTTGGCTTGGTGGGAACTGCTGGCGGAGTCGCCGGTAATTCTCCAAGCAAGGTATCCGTTGGTCCTGATGGGGCCGTAGGTTGTTGCGACGCCGGAACTGCTGGCGGCGTTGCTTTCGGAGGTGTGACAGGGACAGGCGGAGTTTGAGGGGCCTGTACTGGCGGCACAACCGGCGGCGGAACAACTTGCGGCATTTGGACCGGAACGGGAGCCTGGCTTGGAGGGGCGGCTGGCGTATCTGGCGGAGGAACATAGGGCCCTGCTGACACGGGCTCTACTATTCCTTCTGATTTTAAATCTACGGACATAGGTTAACTCCTTTTTGGTTTTTGTGCTACTTCTTTGTCGTTGTGGCTTGTTCGATCATCTCTGCTTGAACATCGTCCCAACGCTCATTTCTTTCGGCGGCATCCTTTTCAATAAGAGGGCCATATTCCAGCCAAAGACCGGCCCCGCGCATCCAGTTTCGGAACCGAAAGCAAACCTCTTGCTGGCCGCATTGGAATGACGTGGTTGCTCCGTGGGCGGTATGGGGGGTTGCGTAAAAGTAGAAATCGTGGAAAAGTTGGGAAATAACAATTCTCCCATGAGCAGATTTGACCACTTCCTCAAGGGCTGTGTTGAATTCCTTTTGACGGCTGACATTTAAAAACTCGGCAATCTCCGCTTTCTTCGCTTCTGCGGGATTCAGCGTTTGACTAGGTTGCACCATTCCCTCCCTGTTGTTCCATTATTTTTTGCAAGAGATTCGAGTCACCGCCCGTTGATGCACCGCCTAGATTTTTGGCGGTTTCGGACATTGTTTTGGATTGTTCGGCGGCTTGTTGTTGCTGTTTATGTTTATTCATCAGGTCACGGATTTTAGCAAGCTGAGGCCCCGTATACATGAGTTTTGGCGGAAGGTTCAAAAGCTTCAAGGAATAATCCATCGCCTCATCGCCGTTGAGGGCTTCACTTCCTGGTTGTGCTTTAATCTGTGCCACTTGCCCAACAAGCCCGAGATGGGCATTCAAAGCGTTGATGTCGCTCTGCTTTAAGGCGATGGCGATTCGAGAAACGATATTCACTTGCAAATCAGCACCATGAATAATTTTTGGCGCAGGTGGGATAACCCGATCTTCGAGCATGAGCTTGTAGAGGTCTTTCCCCATGCGTTGGAGCCAATCAAAATTGTAGGCCCCAAATATTGGACCAAGAATACGGCTATCCTCTTGGACTCTTTGAAGGACTTCGGTTGCCGTCGGGGGCGTCTGTCTCTCGTCGTTTCCAAATCGCTTGAAAATATCACGGTGACAAATCTGCTCAATTTCATTAATGCACTTGTCGATGTATTCGTCGATGGGTTTCAGCATGGCCGGGTCGAGCTGGTAGATGGGGCCTATTTTTTTATTCGGCCCTACTCCGCCTGGAACCATCGTGAGAAAGTTAGGCGTCATACCAACGCCGTTGTTTGACACTCCCCCGCCTACCGATGGATCTGCTCCAATGGGAGGTTCGAGAAGTTTTTGCGCGGAGAATAGCCACATCTGAATCGACTTGAACATCCGATAGATGGGGGCCCTTGCCTTGGAGCCTGGGCATTCAACGCCATAGGCGTCAGTTGGTTGCCGGAATCTGCGTGAGGAATAAACCGGGAAGTAGGATGACCCTTCCTCACGGAGAATCTTGTGGCCTATGTTTTTACCGAGTTCGTAATAGTTCCACGAATAGTCGGCGTACTTAGAGTTGTACTTCGCCTTGAAATAATTGTACTCGGGGTTGGGGAAAATCATCATAACTAAATCGACCCACTCTTCATGACGGAATGGAGCAAGCCATTGGGCCTGTAGATTCTCGGAGCAGTTATCTAACGTCACCTTGCCGTATTTGTCGGTGCAGAATTCAGAGATGACCTGACGAACCGGCTTGCGGAACATGTAACAGAAGGTGTCGGCCCATCCATGTTTATTGTTTGAAAGGTAGTATGTTCCGATTGGAAACGTGGTAAACCTAACAAAGGTATCGTCATCCCGTTCCATCATCAAAGCGCCGGTTCCGTATCTTTCACATGACCTTATCGTCTTGGGAGCCTCTTGATAAAAGTTGGAATTCAAATAAATGTTCTGAGCCTTCTTGGAAATGGTGTGGAGGTATTGCCAAACTTCCGGTCTATCCATAACCTCGCTTTCTTCGTCCTCTAACCCATACCTCTGCCACGTTTGTGCGGAAGGAATAATTCCCTCTTGAAGCCCGGCATCCAAGTCGTCAAAGGCCAATGTGTGTCGGCTCGAAATGAATTTATCTGTAACGAATTGAGGAAACCCCGCCTGGTACATATTATTTTGAACCATGTGGGGGTCGAGGATGGATTCAATTTCGGCCCAAAGATATTCGTAGGGGGAACGGTCGCTTTGCATCCGAGAGCGAAGCTGTTCCATGAGAATGTATTTATCGACGTTCCTGGTAGTTACAGGCCCCTGAGTTTCGGGGTAGGCTTGCATTACGAATGGGTCACTCAACGGTTATCCCCTTTGCCTTCATGTCTTTAACCGCTTCCGGGTCCGGCTCTGGCATATCTGGTTTGGCGGTCAGGATTCGCCCAAGATCGTTTTGGCGCTCAAGAAAATTAACGAAATTTTCCAACGCCACGACTTCCCAATTGATGTCCATTTTCCCGACGAGAAGCTTTTCGTATTTGTTCACCGGCGTATTCGGCTGGTGAACAAATACCATGGTTCGGCCAATCTTATGCTTCCGAAGCGTTTCTTCCATCTGGAAGTCGTAGGTTGATCCTGGGCCATGGAGCATCAGTTTCTCCTATGCCGGGGTGGCAGAGCGTGAGGCTTTTTCTGAGTCTTGGCAATGGCCGCGTTCATCGTAGCCATCAAAGGTTGCTCACCGCTAAAGTGATAAATCTGGTCATCGAGAACGTGGCAGAGCCATTCCCTTGAAGGCGATCCAACCATCAGGACGTAGATTTCACGCTCCCCCTCGGCTTGAACGAGAATGACGGCGGGATGGGCGGTGTGCTTTCCGTGGATCGCTTCCATGTCTTTCGCCAGGGCATTGAGCTTGTCAAGGGTCACATCAGACTCCTAGTTGCGCTGTGGGGGTGGTTGTCTTTGTCTCTGTCGGTTGTGCGGCCAATTCTTTTGAGGCGTCCCCCGACAATGTGCTGTCTGCCGTCCATTTATCTGTAGGCCCTTGAAGTTGTTGCTCCTGGGCTGTTCGTTGCGCCACCAGGGTCACGTCCTCTGTTTGTTGCTCCTGCTGTTGTTGGGCTTCGTTTAACAGTTGGGTTTCCTGAGCCGCGGTTTGCGACGCCTGTTGATTGGCGTTATTAAGTGCAAGCAATGAGCCAATGCCACCAGCCAGGCCGGTGAATATACCCATGATACTGAGAGGGTCCATCTATTTGTGGCCTCCAAATAGCGACGCAAACAGCCCCTTAGCCCCTACAGGCTGTGCTTTCTGATTATGATATTCCCCAAGTGCGTCCATGTCCATGCAAGATTTCATCCCCCCGGTGGTTCCCATCTGCTCCCCTGATATTTCCTCGTTTGGTCGGTCGTCCATCAGGAACGTCATTAGGAACGACTCCCATCTGTCAGGCGAACGGCCCAACCTGAGTTTCACAATATCCTTCGGTTCACAGGCCATTTTATCGCCTTTTATGATATACCGGGTCGCCAAGGCTTCCTCTTTGAGCAGGTCATCGGGCGGAAGTTTACCGCCCTGCTTTACCCATTGAGCCCCTTTCCAGTAAAGCTCGGTTCTGAGATTGGCGAAGAAATCATTTGCGGCCTTCCCATTCATCTTGGCCCCTTGAGCCATAATCCCGAGGGTTCGACAGGCTTCCATCACCGCATTGGCGTATCCGCCCGTGGCGTCGAAGAACCCCCACCGAGTCCCCTTATCGTTCATCAGGGGTTGGATCTTGCGAGCCTGGTTAAATCCAATTTGCGGGTCTGAGAGAGGCACTTCGATTTTCGTTTGAGGAAAACACATCTTCCCCTGCCTGATCGTGGCATACGTTGAGTCGTTGCCCTCGTAGGCCACGTCCACCCCGCAATAGGGTTGCCACTCGGCGTAAACGTTCCATGGTAATTCCAATGCCATCGCCCTCTCGATATCGTCTATCCCAAGGAAAGCGTTGAAATCCTGTGAAGGAAATTCCCCGAGAATATAAACCTGCACAAACGGGTCATCCCGCCCGAGAGCCTTTATCATCGACCGTGCCCACTCGATGTCAATTCGAGGGCATCGGTTTGGGTCGTCCGGGTCGCCGGTCATTCTCACCGGGCCCCTACCCCCGTTCCAGAGCGCCTTGAGTTTCGTCGCCGCCGCATACAGTGGGCCTGACTTGTGGGTTGGGTTCCCGCCTTGCAAAACTTTCATGAACCCGCCCGGAACAGGGTTCGCCAGCGTTCGCTCCAAAGCGTAGAGAACGGAAATTGGAACACCGGAGGATTCGTCGATGAGGGATAAGCTATTCTTACTGTGGTGTCCCGCCAACCCGAGAGCCCCCGTTGGCGAGTTTGGGTCCGACGTACTCTTGGCGTCCCAAGTGCGTTTCTCAAAAAACCATGTGGCCGACGCATGCTTCATGAAAATCTTTTCCGTCTGCCACTTCAACAACTGGTCAAGTAATGGAGCAACCTTAATGAGCTTCGCCAATTCCGGCCAGAGGTTCATCTCCATGTTCTTCCCGTCAATGGCGGTCGCTATACCCTTGGGATGGTCCCACGGATTGGAGCCTCCACGGACAGTCATGAAATGGAGAATCGCCTCGGCCTCTATACGAGTCTTTCCCGTTCCGGTCGCTCCAATGAGCCCGACGCGAGACATGGTGGGATCAACAAAGTCTTTCCAAAACTGCATCTGAGCGCCGTCGTAGGTCGTTCCGAACATCTCATGCCCGAAATCCCAAGGATTGTCGGCCCACCGTTCGGCGTTCTTGGTTAGCTCGGAGAATGGGTTCAAACGGGCAGTTCCTCCCAATCAGGGGCAATAACATCATCTGGATCTGGCGACCACGGGGCTTGACGCTCGGGAGTTTTCAGTAAGATAAATTTCTTTTCTGGCATTTCTTCGATAGGGACTTGATGGTCAACCACCTGCACGCGAACATTCACCACCCAAATATACGTCCCTTCTGGCCATTTTGGGCGTCTTAATTTAAAACCATGATTAACCATTCCAAATGATGCGCTTACGAAATTCATATCGGGTCAACCTCATTAGTCGCTTCCTTAGGAACCTCCTGCGCATCTACCACCGTCTGCGCCACCACCGTCCTCGCCGCCCGACGCGCATTCATCTCATCCAGCACCTTCCCCCAATCCAACCCCCCAGCTTCATCCGACTTCGAGCCGTACCGCCCCGGCGCATGTTTCTCCGCCAACTTCCACCGAGCCTCGATTCTCAACTTCTGCGACATAGCTTCCGCCGGCGTAAACGCCTGACTATCGGCAATCGTGACCGCCTGTTCCACCATGGCTTGGGCCCCCATAGCCTCGGCCTCTACCAGAGCGTCTTTAAACTCCCTCGACTTGCGCTTCCACTTTCTGATCGTCCCCATGCTGATCCCGTACTGGCTTATGACCACCGTCAGCATCGTTCCTTCGGCCACCCTGGCAATGACTATCGCCGCCACCCTTGGGTCGTATGGCGTCGTTTTAAGCCACCCACGCTCAGTCTGCGCGGTTAGCTTGGCATTATATTCCACTGGGTCAGAGAGCGGGTCGTTCCCGCCCGTTCCCCCAACCACCTCAGGGGCCACCGCCACATCATCATCCATTCTTTGTAGCGCAGTTCCCATTTATCCATCCTCGGAAATCTATCACCCTCACCATATCCCCATCGCATTGCGCCCCCGCCGGGCACTCCGGCTCCTTCGCCCCCACATCCTGCCACTCTTCCTTGCGGGAGCCGCATCGGTCGCATTCGTAGGTATATATCGGCACGGGGCCATCATACCACCCATCCAAGCACACACGCAACAACAACCACCATAACAACTAGCTACCCCTCCGCCTTATGCAAAATCTATTTCTTGGGAGAGAGGTTGGTGGTGTGGTGTAGCGCTGTAGTTTCAGCCCCCCCCACCCGGTCGTTCTCATATAAAGACCGCTTCGCCTGTCGTTTGCCGAGCGTTTGATTTGTCGTGTCGGTTACTAATGACTAGGCTTGACTAAGGCGCCGGCCGCGGGCGGTAGTGTGCCGACCATGCCTGGCATACATGCCACAAGGCGAGCGAGCGAGCGCATGACAAACCAAACAAGCACTCATAACGATACAAGGTGATTTCCACATTCTATAGTGTTGATCCACATCGACTAACACCATCAATAACTAACGTGCTTAACAAGAAGAAAAGAATATAATCTCGACAGAATTAATAAATCGGCCAATTACGCCTAAATGTGAAAAAGTTAAAACATGCCGGGGTAACAAAGGGTTTTTGGGGTATCATGTATAAATGTCCTTATTTGCATCGCTAAACAACGAAAACCTAAAAACTCATTCCTCATAACGCTTTCAGTACCACTATCATTCATAATTTTAACGTGTCAACATTATGTTACCCCTGAACCAAAAAAAAGGGGTCAAGACCCTGGTGGAAATATAGACACCGGCTATGAGGCGGTACGGCTAGGACGTGGCCTATCGCGCTACCCTATGTAATATAGTTACCTGTTATATTATTCTCTTATTAAAAAAGGGGAAATATATAGAAATGGGGGTAATTGTTGGATTTGGATGGGTAACACAAGAGGTAACGGAGGGGGAGCATTGTCGCCGTTATGGTAAGGCGTTGGCCGGTTTGGCTAGGTTCTTTGCATTAGGCTTCGTTTTAAGGGCGGTAATATGTGGAGGGTGGTGTGATGGGATGGGGCCTGGCGGGCCAGGATGGTGGGTTGTGCCGTGGTAGGCCTGCGCGGTAGGCGGTGGTTGCTCTGTTAGTTTGTTATCGTTACTCTGTGTGGTTTGCTGTCGTTATGTCAGATAACGCAACAGGTTTGCCATTATATGCATAACGTATGCCAAGATGGTTAAGCGTTGTGGTATAATGGTTTGCTTGAGTTGGCATGGGGTTTGCTAGTGTATGATGTAGTTAGCAGACGGCGGCGGTGCCGCTAGGAAGCGAGGGATGGCATGAGGACATTGGCTTTGAAAGATTTTCGCGAGGATGGGCCGGACGCCTATCTTTGGGAAGAAACCGGGCGCGGATCGTTGGCGCGGATTAAATACGTGACGGCTGATTGCTGGGCAAAAACCGAGTATATGTCCTGGTGTTGTTGCTGGGATACTCCCATATATATATTCGATAGCAAGCAAGAGCACGACAAAGTAGAGCGAGATATGCAAGGGCGACTAACTGACAGGCGCGTTGCCTGGGGGCTGGTGACAGCATGATCATCGAAACTCTGATAGGTCACTGCTACAGGTGCCAAGAGCCCGGCGCTGGCCCTGGTGGGCTATGTGACGCATGCATTGAGGTAATTGAAGCCCTGCCGGTGTCACGGGAGCGCAGGGCGTCGATGGGTAGGGCGTTCGTGTCGGACGTGGTGGAGGTTGGGCAGGTCACGGGCCGTGAGCAGGTGCAAGGGCAGTTGTTTTGAGGTTGTAGGCAGAAACAAACGTTTTGGAGGAATACCATGAAATTTCAATTTTATAAAAACATCAATACCGATTATGAGCCCGTCTTTTTAATCGGCTCCAAAAACAATGGAATAGAACTTTCAAAATCCGACGCCTGTTTTTCATTATTCGGATACACTTTTCAAATTATTTTTTAGTTCCCGGCATCAAACGACGCCGCCGGTTTAAAATAGTCCTATTAACTAAACCGACCGGAGCGATCTGGCGGAAAAAGGTTTGGCTGAAATTAGATTTTAGGTTGGTAGTTAATAAACGTCCTGGAGGGACAAATCATGGAACGGAGAAAGACGCAAGCGGCTTTATGCGCTCAAGCAATTAGGGTAATTCTCAAAAAGGAATTTCCCGGTATCAAGTTTGAAGTGCATTCGAGCAATTTTTCGATGGGTGATTCAGTTGACGTTAAATACATTGACGGGCCACCAACCAAGACAGTTGAAGCCCATATCGGAAAATTTCAATACGGGCATTTTGACGGAATGACTGACATGTATGAGCATACCAATTGCCGGGATGACATACCGCAAACCAAGTATTTAATGGTTTCCCGCAATCTGTCAGACGAAACCAGAAAACGTTGGACGGATGAAATCAGGACACGATACGGCTATCCGGCAGATCAGGATGTCAATTTTATGATGAAAGGCAATGGGGCTTATTTCAGTATCGCAAACCTTCTTTGGAGGGAATACCAGAACAGGGACACGCGAAGCCGCCCGCATCCCTGCTCAAAGTGCCAACACGTCCAATGGGATTTAACCCTGATGGCAGATGATTCGAGCCTTTGCGATCATTGCGCCTTTCTTTTCAGACAAGCTGAAAAGGCCAAAGAGCCAAAAAAGACCTGCAAAAAGTGCAAAAAGGAATTAGGCGAAACCTACCGCATCGACACGCCAAACGATACCGGAAGCCTTTACTATTGCCCGGAATGCTATCAGGAGGTTAAAAAGCCGATCTTATCAATCGTTCGTTAATCGCCTAGCTTAAGCCCCTCATAGGTTCGGGGGGCTTGCTGGTAGGCGACTACCGAAGAATCAACGTCCTGGAGGGACAAAATGAAAAACGGTAATTTTAATCTGGTTCACTATCCTGATCCGGTCAAGGATTTGGAAGCTTTGAAAGCCGAAGAACTAGCCATTGATAAGGCTCTTGAATACGCTGTTTCGGGGAGGTTATAAAATGATAAACCATTGGACGCAGAAATTAAAAAAGTTGGGAGCTTGCGAGGATGCAGTTATTTGGGCTTCAGAGCAACAGAGCCTCGAAAAAGCCTGGCAGAATTGTGAGCGGGGGGATTGGATGCTTTGGCTGGCCGGAAAAACTGCTGGCCCTTCGGGCGATACACGCCGAAAGCAGCTGGTTTTAGCCGCGGTCGAATGCGCTCAACTTTCTATCTCGTATGTGAGAGCCGGCGAAAAGCGCCCCGTCGAGGCGATGCGGATAGCCAGAGATTGGGCTATAGGCGGGAAATCGACATTAGAAGATGTTAAATCCGCCGCCGACGCCGCCGACGCCTACGCCTACGCCGCCGACGCCGCCTACGCCGCCGACGCCGCCTACGCCTCCGCCGCCTACGCCGACGCCGCCTACGCCGCCGACGCCGCCGACGCCGCCGCCGCCGCCGCCTCCTCCGCCGCCTCCGCCGCCTACGCCTCCGCCGCCTACGCCTACGCCGCCTACACCGCCGCCTACGCCGCCTACGCCGCCGCAAGAAAGAAAACCTTAAAACAATGTTCGGATATTGTCCGAAAACATTACCCAGCGCCGCCAAAGATTTGAACATTCCGATAATTTAATTGTAGGGAATGAGCATCAAGCAGAAAATAAATCAAAGCACGGGAGGCTTTAATCATGAAAAACGAAACGGTAATTGGTTCGGTTTCCGGTCCCTGTGGCCTTTACGATTCGATTCATTACAAGGGAACGGCTCTCGATGGGCATAATTACTTCCGGTTTCACTTTTACATTAACCGAAAGCATCACTCGGACGTAACGTCAACGATCCTTGAATCGTGTTATCAGGTAGAAGAACAGTTTTTAAAATACGCTAGGACACTAGAACAGCCAATTGGAAAGGAAAAGAAAATGAAAACAACTGACACGAAGAAAGCGGAAAATTTTACCGTCAGCTTAAAAGAAAATATCAAAAGGAAAGGATGGTTTCAAGTGATTGTCAACGGTGGGGTTATTGCGCTTTTCGAGAAAAAAGAACAGGCCGAAAATTACGCAAAACCATTAATTAAGTTGGGCAATCCTTCGCTCAAAACCGAAATCATTCAATCAATTAACCGCCTTTAGCATTCGGGCGTACCAACCGAACAAACCGAAAAGACGATCAGTTTAAATCCTGTACCAGAGGAGAGAAAAATGAAAAATTGCAAATCAGAAAAACATTGGGACTGCACCGACCTTCGCGGAGACTGCTCCTACCTTCGCGGAGACTGCTCCGGCCTGAGCGGGGACTGCACCGACCTTCGCGGAGACTGCTCCGGCCTGAGCGGGCTCTGCACCGGCCTTCGCGGAGACTGCTCCTACCTTCGCGGAGACTGCTCCGGCCTGAGCGGGGACTGCACCGACCTTCGCGGAGACTGCTCCGGCCTGACGAGCCGGTAACGGCGAAATCCCCGAGAGGGGATAGCTGGATAGGACAGCCGAGAGGCTGATATGACGAGACTCGCGCTTAATCGAGCAATTGGAAAGGAAAAGAAAATGAAAACAGCTACTAAGTGGAAAAAGGCAGTTGATGAGGTTTCGGGTTACCCAGAAATTACCACCGAGGAAGCTTTGGCGATCCTACAGGCGAAAGGTGGCGCTGATTTTTACGCTTACGGGGTTTCTGGCTTGCTTCGTGGGCTTCAACGCAAGGGGTTAGTGTGGGACGACCGGAGCGGGATTAAAGAGCCTAAAAACAGCCTTGTAACGCTAACAAAGGCCATGCAAGCGCCTAAAGGCTCAGAGCAACAGCCTTACTTTGGAGCGATTGCCACGGCTTATGGTGTCAAGGTTGCCAAATGGAGAGTTAAAAACATTTATTGACAAATCAGTTCTGGAGAAACCCTGGCCCTTATGATCCTCCAGGTCAGCCCTTAGATGGGCGAATGAGGGCCACCTATCACGAAAAAGGAAAGGAAAAGAAATTGAAGCTGAAACTAAAAAGCATAGCCGAGGAAGCCAATGCGTGCCGGAAAGCGTTTAAGAATATTGCAATCGGTTCAAATGTTGTCCATTGCCATCATTCGCGAGAATACGAAACATTAGAAGAACCGGCAGAAAACCGTATTTCCTACATTCTTTCGAATAAGCCTAAAGGAGAACAAGCTTTAAGATTAAGGCTATTTAGACCTGTCAAGGGTCCGGCGTGGGCTGAATACAAGAAGGTCAAGGGTCCGGCGTTGGCTGAATACGAGAAGGTCACGGATTTGGCGTGGGCTGAATACAAGAAGGTCACGGATTTGGCGTGGGCTGAATACGAGAAGGTCAAGGGTCCGGCGTTGGCTGAATACGAGAAGGTCGCGGGTTCGGCGCATAGTCTAATTTGCAAAACAAAGGGATGCACTTGGAATGGGGGAAATATTTTTGAATAGCAAGCAACCACAACTCAACTTTAGTACCGCAACAAACCGAAAGGAAGGTTTTAAATGTCGAAAGTAAAACGCAATTTTGTGAAGGTGGACGACGAAGTGCTGACAGCTCTAAAGTCTAAAGCCGATGGGCGTTCGCTCAACAATGTAATTAGAATATTATTGGGCCTTCCAGTTGTGCCGATGACTCGGGAGCCAAAGCAGAATAAGATTTAGTTTCGTTTTCGATACCGTCCAAGTCGTCCGGTTCGTAGTGCCACATTTTTCTTAGCCTTCCGTCTGCGCCACGAACCGGCCTATTATCCCACTGAAAAAACCTGAGTATCCTTCCGACTCGTTTTTGGGTTTTCATGTCAAGACGCTCAACCGGAATATTTAAGCATTGTGGGCCAAAAATATCAGCTATAAATACTCCCTGGTCTTTGTATCTCGCTATATATTCCCCGACGACGTCCTCCCAAGGATCTACTATCCGGCGGTCCTCTGTTTCTTCTGCGTGTTTTTTGTCGTCAACTTCGTGCCATTTGTCCTTGTTAATAAACCGATGGTAAGCCTCTGCGAATAATTGTTCACGATTGTCTTGGAGGTATTGAAGGCAAATCTTACTGACCTTGATAGGCCAAAAACGGCGAGCGCCCGTAGTGTCATCAAAAACACAGTGAACGTTGGTAGTTCCTACAAAAATACAGGTGCGCGGGAAGTCTTGCGTTGTTTCTGCGTATGGTGGGCGGTATCGGTCTACTGGCGTGGCGAGCATTTCCTTAATCGCGGCCTGTTGTTGTTTATTGAAATCCTCAAACTCAGCTATCTCAATAAGCCATTTCCCCTGTATGGCGTTAAAGAAGTTTGGCGTTCCTATTTGGTGGCGCACCTGGGCGTACCATTTTCCCCCAAGAATGCGGAGGGATGATGTTTTAAATTGCCCTTGCTTGCCCTCTAAAATCATCATTGAATCAGCCTGACAGCCAGGAGACAGGATACGAGCCGCAAGGGAAACAAAGAAGTTTTTGGATATCGCGTAAGTTAGTGGATTCGTCTGTGCGTTGAAAGCTTCGCTAAGGCACTCTTCAACCCTGGATTTTCCATCCCACTTTAAGGACAAGAGCCAATCCTTCGGCTCGTTTTTAGGATGGACGTGGGAGTATTGAATTCTGGCATTGCCAACTTGGGAAATTGATATTTTGGAAAGTCCCCATTTTCTCTGTAAATAAGTAGTGAGCCGGATATTGTCAACTCGGTCTTGCCACTCCCTGACATGCCCGTTTCGAATGCCTATATCCGACCATTGGGTGAAATATTTTTTGTGAAATTCATCGTACCAAACGAAATCTTTGAAAAGTTCATCACGCTCGAAAATCCTCAAAATGTTTTCTTCGTTATAAATCGGCATTCCGTTCCCTGAAACGGCCAGTCCCGTATCCATCCATCGAGCCGCGAGGGATGACGTGACCTTTATTTGGTCGGTGACGTTTTCAACTTTGGCTGTTGGTGCTGGTGCACCCTTTGGCATGTGTTCGGTCATGGGCGTGGTGGTTGGGGTGGGTAGCGGTTTTCCTCCGGTCGAAAGAATGGTCAAGCGCTCTTTTGCCCAAACGATAACATCGGCCTGTGTCCATTTGGCTTGCAGGGCATCATCAGCATCCCATCCGTCATTCTTTCCGTTTTTACCCTTGGTTGGGTCAAGTATCTTAATTTCCGCCGTGTGAGGCGCTATTCGATGGGCAATATTAAGCATCGCCTTTGCCCCTGGTTCGTCGGCATCCGGCCACATAAGGATTCGACGGCCTTCCAGAGGCTTCCAATCCGTTTTCTCCGTAGCCATTGACCCACCAGGCCATGTCATAACCGTATAAATTGACCCCATTAAAGCCCTTGCGGCATCACAAGCCTTCTCACCTTCAACAAGCAGGATCGCAGAATTAGGGGCTCGGGAGAGCAATTCCAGCCCGTATAGGGGCCTTGGGGCCGGATAGTGCTTCTTAACCCACGTTGAGCCGTCCCATGAAAAAGGAATAATTGCCTTGCCTTTCCCGGCCCGGTCATATCGGGCAATGTGGAAAAGTGGATCTCCGGCGGCGTTCCTGTAGCACCACGTTTTAGACGGGGACCCGAAAGGTGGTTTTGGGGCGTCAAGGGGCGGTTTGCTTATTTTGATGGCTGGTAGTTCCGGGGCTTGCGTCTGTATGGCCCTAGGTTGGGCGATCTCGGAAGGGGTGGCTATCCCACTACCCCCTAAGTATTCGGTCGATAGCTTAATCGCGGCGTCATGATTTGACAGGGCGTAGATGGTTCCGTACAAGTCGATGAGGTCTTTACCCTTCTGATCGGCGGCAAAATCGCCCCAAAGCCCGGTGGTCATGCTGACCTTGAAACTGTCGCCGGGGCCTCCCTGAATATTCCCGCATTCGTAATATTGGCCTCGGACCTTGCCACCGGGGAGCCATGATGGCAGTAGGTCATTGGCACGTTGGAGTAGAGACGAGGCTATAACGGCATAGTCAAGTGGAGCCATGGGGGCCTTTCGTTATTTGGTTGGGTTGTTGTAGCGGGAGCCTAAATCGATAACGGTATCTTCTTGCTGACGTTTGTAAGTTTTCTCGTTAGCGCTCATCTCAATTCCCCCTCTGATCTAACCATCATCGCCACGCCACCAGCGAGGCGTACCGTTGCCAAAAACGCTATCTGTTCCTCGGTCAATGTCCCCGTGTCCGTTTTAACTTCAACGGCCACGAATTGAGCTATTGGTTGGCCTACCATGTCGGGTGTCACAACACGGGTGCGCCACCCTATGAGGTCGCTACTGCCAACGCACAAGCCATATTGAACCCATTGGCCCGTTTTAGCTTGTAATCGACCAACGTTGTTGCGGTAAAGTCTCCATCCGAGTTCGGACGCCTTTAACTGTACCGCCTTGACGATCGGGGTTTCTTTCATCAGTAACGATCCGCTATAAGGCGCAAGGGAGGCTCGCCAAACCGATTGGTATTTTTTGGGCCAAAAACTAGCTGATGACGTTTCTTTGGCGGCTTTTTCTTAGGCGGTGCGTAGCGGATCAGTTCAACCACTTCTCGAACGGTATCGAGTCGTTTCATCTAGTCCCCCTGTAAAGCACCCAAAAATGGCCATCCTTCATCACGATCAGCTTGAACGATGGGTAATCCATGTCGCCCTTCATCGAGTCCAGCCAATTACAAAGCTCGGTCGAGTCTTTTAACGGAGCCATTTTCCACTTCCATACCCTTCTTGCCATCTGTTCCTCCTTGGTGGCACGGACAGCCACATAAGTATTTATTATTTTGTTCACTGCCATTAACCCAATAATAACCAACGCAATTAGCATGAAGGTTGTAACGACAGTCTGCGAATATTTCGAGGGCATCGGTCATAGCTCCTTCCCCATCATTGCTTTTTGTTTTCTAGCGAGGATGACATGGCTTGCCCAACCCATCGGATTTTTCATTCCCCTGCGTATCCCAACCGATACCAGATCCTCATACGATTGTGCCTTCCCCTGCTCTCTCTTGACCTGCGCCTGAGCCCTCATCTTCTCGATATCCATTTCCGATAGAGGCCCTTCCTTGCGAGCAACCTTCCGTTCCTTGACGGGAAACACCTTCCCGCAATATCGGCATTCACGACCTGGGGCCTGAGCCGCAAAACAGGATGGACATATTTTTACCTTCAATGACGGCTCGTTTGGGTTGCTGTCTCGGGAATGACCTTCGAGTTTCCAATCAATAACCTCTTCGGGGAGTCCATGGCGGGATACGTTTCCAGCGTGGTCTAGTATAATCGCACGAGTCTTTCCCTGCGATGGTCTTAACGCCCGTCCTACTTGCTGACGATAGAGCCCTATACTAGCCGTTGGACGATAAAGAATAACCCCGTCAAGGCAAGGTAGGTCGAATCCCTCTCCAAATAAATCTACATTTCCCAAGTATAATATTTTCCCTTCCGCGAACAATCGAAGTGCTTCATCCCTAACCTGCATGTCCGTTTCGCCGTCAACGTGGGCCGCTGGCACTCCATTTTGAAGAAACAGGTCAACCAACTCTTTTGAAATTTTTATTGACGGGGCGAAACCAATAACTCTTTTTCCTTTGGCGTGCTTTAGGTATTCGTGCAAAACGTTCCCGAAAAGGGTTGGCTTATCGGCGGCGGCGTTCACATCTTCCTTGGCGAAATCCCCTGCCCTCATGTGCATTCCCTCCGTTGAAATTCCAGGGGGAGCGAATATCCTGTAGTCAGAAAGAAAACCTTGCTCTATTAGCTCTCGAACGGTGGGGCCCTTGACTATTGTTTTGAAATAACCTTTGAGTCCTTTCCCGTCCAGGCGCTCGGGTGTCGCGGTGAGGCCAATATGATACGTTTTAGGGAATAGACCGTATATTTTTGTGAAACTTTTTGCGGCCAAATGGTGAGCCTCATCCCAAATGATCATGTTCGGAACGACCATCCTTTCGGCTCGGGTTCGTAAGGCCCCTATCGAGCAAACCTTTATCAGGTTACGGCGTGTTTCCAAAAACCCGTTTGCGATAATGTCAAATTTCAACCCAACCTTGTCTAACGCAAGAACCCATTGCTTTACCAGTTCCCGGCGGTGCATGACAACCCACGCACTCATCCCTTTTTCAGCGCACGTTTTTAGCATGAAGCTACTGAGGGTTGTCTTGCCGCTCCCGGTAGCGCTCTCCACAATGACATTCCTGACGCCTTGAGCGAATTGAGCCCGGACAGCGTTAATTATTTCAGTTTGATACGGGCGTAATTGGATCATTCACTGGCTCTCCGAGTTCATTTTCATTAGGCGTTTCCACCATCTCAACGGATCTTGGTTTTTGGCATTTACAGATTAAGAACCCGCAAATGTCACATGGAATAAACGTCAAATCTCCCATGCCGCCTCCCTTTCAATGGAACAACTTTCCGCTTCACCCTTTATGGGTTTGGCTACCGATCACTAAATCAAAACTTCTTGGCTGGCTTCTGGTGAGGCGGTGAGGGCCTGTTGAATCTTCATCCACCAGCAATTGTCAGTATGTGGCTTATCATTCGGTCCATAAGTAACAAATCCACATGCCCCGCATCCTGGTGCGCCACTCGAATAACTTGACGAAGGCTTTGGAACGGATTGGAGCGCTTCCCTTAACCTTCCCTCCTGGCTTCGGGCGCTGGATTGGCCGAGAGCAAAACCTTTCCTCGCAAAAGCCATGTAATCGTGACATTCTCGGAGTTTTGCAGGTCCGAAAATATTTATCCTATTTTCTTGCAAAGTGTAAAAACCTGGGCAACTAATACTGGGTACTGTTTTGTACGGCCCCACTTCCGATGGTTGGGTGGGCGCTGGGGTGGCTGGTTTAACTTCAACGCAATCAAAAAATCCAATAACTAGCTCTGCTTCAAATTTTCGGATTAAATCAGCGCTAGCCGTATTTGACAGAAAATTTCTCAGCTTATTCAAATTTACATGGCGTTTTTCAAATGGCTCTTTCATTTGTTCCCCCTTCGGTTGGCCCTGCGGTTTCCAGGGCGGTCATTTCTGCTCAAGTACTCGTTAATCATTTCCATTCCATCTTGGTAATACTGGATTTCCTTATCGCTCCAATCCTTTACAGGTTTCGGTTTCCACTCCTTTTCGGGGAAAATTGCCCGAACGGTGGCCTCCTGAATTGCATCAACTTTACCCTCGGTAATGACTTTCTTCTTGCTCATGTGCCCCTCCCAACCTATCGGCTTAGTTGCTGACTCGAACCCTGAATTTATCTAAAAATGCGTTCCATTTACGGCACATCCAATTACCAATGGTTTCATCTTGGTGAAACCAAATCCTAACTTGGCGGACATCTTCCCGATTAACTCTCTCGATTGACCACCCTTGCTTATATTTTTTCTCCACATCAAAGGCAAGCCTTGAGGCAAATTCCAGAGCATCCGTTTCACTCTCGTAGCTTCCAAATACAACAAGAATCGTGTCTGTTCTTTTTCTGAGTTCGATCAATCCCATCCTCATCCTCCCAACCTCTCGGTTTAGTTGCCTACTTGCCTTTTCCACCAAGACGCCTTGGTTTTGCCTGACATTCAGCTTCCGGCCATCCAAATAAATTTCTTTTGATAAGGTTTCCATTCATGGCCGCCCTAAAGCAATCCCCTATGGTTTTCCCGAAAGTCGTAACGTGTTGCTTGTTTCCGGTTTGGCCTATAAGAATCACCTCGTCCCATCCGTACAGTTTTGCAATTCTCTTTGCTTCTTTAATCGGTATTTCCATCACTCCCGCCTTTCCTCTGCATCAATGCCCTCTTTGTTCCATCGCTAAACTTCGTTTCCCCAAGAATCCCAACCGTCTCTTTTATTTCTAGCAAAAAGCTCTATTCTTTCCGAATATGGACTTATGGATTCAATTAGTTCATAGGTTTTGACTGGTTTTTTACTGTGCTTAACCGGGGTATAGTATTGTGAAGTTAGGGAATATCTGCCATCTCCCATTTTTAATCCACCTTTATACCCAAAAAGAAGGTGTTGTGTCGTATTTACAAACCAAGGGCCAACTCCTGCTGGTTTATTGTATGTCAAAATATTTAAATATTTAAAACCCCATTTTTCCATAACATGAAAAGCATCGTGTAGTATTTTATTTGTTGCCCACAACCACAAGTGGGCCTCTTCGCCTGAAATAGATGGAACCGGAAGATTCAATATTTCCTCAATCTTCATTGTTGGATATGGCACAGGAACGGCTTCGCCAACTTTATAGACTCTCCCTGGCCTAGTGTCCTTTCCCTTACCCATCTTCCCCATTTCCCATGGAGGGTCGGCGTAAATAACATTGTATTTTTTAGTAGGAAATTCCATTTTTAACCCCCTTCATAATCAAGTAATCTTCGACTGGATCGCCAGTCAGTTTATCTTGTATGTCTTTCGGAATACGATTTTCCCATTCCACAAAAGCTTCTGCGGCCTCTTCACCGAATTCCTCTAAAACCTGTTGATAATTCATACCGCCTCCCTTTCAATGGAACAAAGACTCCGATTCAAAGCAATTAACAGCTTTCTAAAATCCTGTCAATAACCTCAGTATGCTTTTCATAATATCTTTCCAATTTTCGCTTCCTTTTTAAAAATCTTACAACGTCTCGATGAACAGCTTTAGCTCGTTTTTTCCATTGGAGTTCTTCTCGTTTGTGCTTTTGACAGTTTAATTTATGACACCCCATACAGCCCCTTTCAAGCGTGTTTGCATTTATTCACATCATTTCTTAGAAACTCCTGCAACTTTTCCCACCTGTCCGTTGCCTTGGCTAGTTCAGCCTCTGCCTTCATCAATCGCACGTTTATCTTCTCGAATTCGGCCTCCTTGGCGGCGAGGCCCTGGGCGTAGGCGATATTTAAAATTT